CCGCCATTAGCCACTGGAAGAGTGCCAGTCACGCCCGTGGACAAAGGCAAGCCAGTTAGGTTGGTTGCTGTTCCGCTACTTGGTGTTCCTAATACGCCACCATTCACAACAGGTGCGCCAGCAGAACCTACGGCTACGGCTAAAGCAGTAGCTACGTTAGTGCCTAAGCCACTGACGCCAGTGGATATAGGGAGACCTGTTGCGCTAGTTAATGTGCCGCTAGAGGGTGTACCTAGTGCGCCGCCATTTATAACAGGAGCGCCAGCAGTTCCAACGTTTACAGCCAAGGCGGTTGCTATACCTGTACCAAGTCCTGACACACCAGTAGAAATTGGAAGTCCTGTTGCGCTAGTCAGCGTACCGCTTGAAGGAGTACCTAAAGCGCCGCCATTGACAACAAACGCCCCTGCCGTGCCTACGTTGACTCCTAAAGCAGTTACAACACCTGTGCCTGTTGTTGTAGTGGCTGGAGCCGCTCCTGCGCCACCACCAAGCACAATTGCGCTTGCCACCAATGCCGCACTGGTTGCCCATGTGGTTCCGCTTGAAAAGTAAGGGATACCACCTGAAGTTCCAGCAATTGTTAGGGCTAAAGTGCCACTGGTCGTAATCGGTGAGCCAGCCACTGAAACAATGCCACCAGTAAATGACTGGGCAACACTGGTCACACCGCCACTGGCTGTAGAGTTTATGGTTTGGTTAGGCCACGTGCCTGAAACGGTAACGTTTGTTCCCGCAACAATGGCAGGCGTAGCGGTTCCCGTACCGCCGTTGGCAACAGGAAGTAATCCTGTTACGCCAGTGGACAGTGGCAATCCAGTTAAGTTAGTTGCTGTTCCACTTAACGGCGTTCCTAAAGCACCACCATTAACAACAAACGCCCCTGCCGTGCCTACATTGACGCCTAAAGCAGTTACAACGCCTGTTCCAGTAGTTGCTGTGCTTGGGGCAACTCCAGCGCCGCCGCCAATCATTAAGGCGTTTGCCGCTAACAGTGCAGACGTTGCCCAAGTGCTTGTGCTGGTGAAATAAGGTATGCCGCCGCTTGTTCCCGCAACCGTCAAAGCCAAAGTACCACTTAGGGTAATTGGTGAACCAGCAACTGAAATTATGCCGCCTGTGAATGATTGCGATACAGAAGTTACTGTGCCACCACCACCACCCGCCGCCGCAATTGTGATTGTTCCACTGCCGTTGGTGATTGTGACGCCAGCCCCAGCGGTTAAAGTTGTTTTGGAAAGTGTGTTTCCTGTGGAGTTACCGATAAGCAACTCACCATCGGTATAAGTTGTTTGACCAGTACCGCCATTGGCAACTGGTAATGCAGTACCCGACAAAGAAATTGCCAATGTACCGCTTGTCGTAATTGGTGAGCCAGTAACCGACAAAAACGATGGGACTGTTGCCGCAACGCTGGTTACTGTGCCACTGCCACTGGCTGTAGCGTTAATGGTTTGATTAGGCCACGTACCGCTTACTGTGACATTTGTGCCTGCAACAATAGCGGGAGTAGCAGTGCCAGTTCCACCGTTTGCAACTGCCAATATACCCGCTAGTGTGATTGTTCCACTTGTAGTGATAGGACTGCCAGTTACGGTCAGACCAGTTGTGCCACCCGATAGAGCGACACTTGTAACTGTTCCACTACCACTAGCACTAGCATTGACGGTTTGATTGGGCCAAGTTCCACTTACTGTAACGTTTGTGCCTGCCACAATACTTGGTGTAGCAGTTCCAGTACCGCCATTTGCTACCGCAAGCAGGGTTGTAAATGTTGGTGCTCCTGCACCACCTGATAAAACTAGCTGACCTGCTGACCCAGCGGCTGTAAACGCTAATTCGGAGGTAGAGTTGCCGTAGGCAATACCGCCAGCAGGTGGCGTATTGTTACCATTGATAATTACTGCCATTTTGTTTCTCCAAAAAGTTAAAAGACTATATACCGTTGATTTGCACCGACAGTGAGAGTGACGCCTGTGTTAACGGTTATCGGCCCAACACTCTCACCATTACTGCCAACAGTGATAGTTCTGTTTACAGAAATTGTATTTTCATTTTCAACAATTGGTGTAGCGGCTACGCTTGAAATTGACAAAACAGTGCCCGCACCGTTTTTGTAATAAATCTTGCCGTCGGTGTAATTAAGCGCAAGTTCGCCAAGAGCCAAATTTGCCGCCAAAGGCTGTGCCGCCGCTGTGCCGCTTGAATATATTTTGATTGGTGTAAAGCCTGACTGTGCCATGTGTTTCCTTTACGTGGGGCCGTACTTACCTTCGTACTTAGGAGACTGATTATCGACTTGGGTCAATGTGCTATCAGGTCGCGGAAAACGAAGGTTGATGCGTTCGGTTTGTCGAGCGGCTTGGCGGTAGGGATCCATGTTGTCTTTACAGCCTTCGCTTACGGTGCCACAGACGCGGAGACCGGGGAAGTTCGGGTCGCTCTCCAACTCCACAAAAGCACGCTTCATCCTGCATCTATCGCAAATAGCGATAGCCAGCGATGTAAGCCCTTCGGTGTTTAGGAAAACTGGCATGCGTTACCTTGTGTAGACCGAGATATTGGGAGCCCAATAGATGGGTGAATTATCTCTCTCTTCTTGCTCCGCTTCAAGCTGATATCGAGCCGCTTGGGTCTCAAGATACTGGGTACGCGTTATGTCAACGTTTGGCAACTCCATGGACATGCGGTGCGACAAATTCATCAAAACTGCCTCATACCACCGCTGAGGTATTTCCACCTCGCCATAAAGCTGTCCAACGTCCATAATTTGACGCGAATACCATACCGTTGCCTGCACAAAATTGCTACTTGGGACAGGCCAAACTTGCATTTGAGGAAGTGGAATTGTGCGGTTAAACCAAAATTGAAACGGCTGGTTGGCTGTAAATTGTTTGTTTGGCAGATTGGTGTAGTCGTCGCGGTTAAGGCGAGACATTTGAATTTCACGGCTGTCTGTACCAAAATAAAGCTCTCGCAGAGCCAAGATGGTAGTGCTAGTGGCACGCATGCGGTAGTACCCGACATAGGCACCGGGGTCGATGTCCTGCCATATCCACTGCTTATCAGTCACCAAAACCGAGGTTCCCGTGTACAGCGTCGTCCACGTTATCCCGTCCAATGAGCTTTCAAAAACGTAATTCCACGTTTGTGTGCCCCCGCCCGCCACATATGGCATAAAACCAATTGAACCAATGTAATAGGGCAGAGTAACGCCATAATCAACGGCAATGTTGCCTGCGGCTGATGTTTGCAAGCAAAAAGTGTCTATGTCCCCGTCAAAGGCGTTTGCAACAGTACCGCCAGCGGAGGAGCTATATGAGCCAGTTGGTCTAGTCATAGTCCTATACAGCACGTTCAGGGCGTCAACAGCGCCAAGCGGCAGGCTGTAGATGTACTCGTTTGCCTTGAGTCCAATAACCACCTTGCTGATACACCAATACTGGATGCCTCGGTTTATCAAGTGGCTTAGGAAGAAATACAAGGATTCTCGGGCTGACAAAACTTGCTCTGAGGTTAATTCCTCAGCCAATTTGCCGCACCGACGCGCCCCATGGTCAATCAGGGTTTGTACATCAATTACAGTGGTTCCAACGGTTCCTGAGTAAGCCATGTCTTAAAACCGTGAATTAAAATTTTTCTTTGCAGTGTTTACTTTGCAACCAGCCAAATTAATTTTTCCACCTTTAGCTTTTTTGATTGGTCTTTTCATAGACTCAGGCATTGGATATGCGGCATCAAATTCTGCCGTAGAGTCCTTCATAACATCATCCATGATTTGACCTGTTTTGGTTTTTAATCTTTCAAACGATGCCTTATCTTGTATCTCACTACCATTGATAAAATACTTTGTCTTCCCGTCTTTGCCGACAGCTTCGGAAAATTTGTAATTTTTTACAAGTGGCTCATCCATGATTTTTCCTTTACCAACCGGGACAGTTCCACCGCTTTAGCGATGCCTTGGCGCGTGGTGCGTCCCCTTTTGAATGTTCCACAACACCACTCATACGTGCGCAAAAAGAATCTTTTCGAGCGCCGCCTTTGGGCTGTGGAGCCTTTAAATTGCTTCCAGTCTCACGATTGTATTTTGCTCGACCTTTGGCTGTTAATCCAGCGCCTTTTTCAACGGGCAACTTCTCGCCTCGACCAACTGCAAGATTAACTTCTTTTTTTTTCATTTCACTTTGGCTGTCTTAGCTGATTGCTTAAAGTCTTTAGCCGTTGGAGCGCCTTCGCTACCAACTCGACGCATTTTTTCGCCTGATCCTTCAGCGATTCTTTTACGTTTTGCATTGATATTTTCATACAAGCCGCCGCCTTTCATTGTTTTTTCTTTATCAGCTTTGACAAACTCTTTGCCAACTTTTGTGGAAATGCCAACTTTTTTGGCAAACGCAGGGTTGTGCGCAACCGCCGCCATCAATTTGTGTTGAGAAGGTGATTTGCTTGGCATGATTAGTTGTACCC